AGCCCTTCTCGTTGTGGCCGCCAGTTCACTATACAAACTGCCCGCTGCGGGCGCGGGGCCAATACCGGGAAGGGGCATTACTCAAACTCCTTGATTAGCGTCCGCGAAATTCTTTCAGGCCCTTCATGGCCTGCTGCATGACAAGCGACTCGCTCTCGCCCTTGGTTTCCAAGAGCTTCTTGGTGTAGTCCTCATCCTGGGTGGACGGCTCGGTGAAATCCCACCGACCGAAATGACTGGACGGCGTGGCAGGCGCGTTCTGCGCGCCGTGCAGATTCTCATAAGCCGGCGCCGCGAGCAGCGGATCGATGATGCCTTCCTTCTCGCGGAATTCGTCGAGCGCCTTGATACCGTCAGCGGTCCAACCCTGGCTAAGCAGCTTGGCGTTGCCAGCTTCGATACGGCGCTGGATAGCTTCGAGCTTGGAATTCTTATCGCGCTCGGCCTTATCGTCATCCTGCGACTTTTTCAGCGCAGCGATTTCAGCCTTCAACGCCTCGACCGGCTCGTTCGCAGTCTTCTCATTGTCGAGCCGCGGTGTCGGCGCGTTTGGATCGACGAGCTTGCGCGCCTGCTCGACCAGCAAGGCGGCCTTCGGATGCGCCATGATCCTGCGAACGGCCGCGATAGTTTCCTGACCGTTGTTGAATTCGAGTTCGTCAACCTCGATCGTCTTGCCCATGGGTTACTTCCCGACCGTCGAGCCGGCATTCGGCACATGGCTGATGATCAACGAACCCGACTTGTCGG